TTTAATATCCATTCTTCTATTGCAGATATTGTTATGTATTTTAACTTATACCAATCATATAACTCAGGATTGACCTCAAACAAACAAACATGAGGATTAGTAGCATGTCTTAATTTTAATGAATTATATTTACTATATTCCCCATTTTCTGCAAATGAATTTAAAGGTACATTCATGAACAAAACCATAAATACAAGGATTATAACAGCATACTTCATATTAAAATAATGGGTTAAACCTATAAATATATTCTTAGTTTAGGGAGTTACTTGATATATATCTAAAAAAGTAAAAAATTGGATTTTGGTTTGACTAGAGTTTAATATCTCTGATCTTGCCTTGAGATTTGAAGTGACGACATACAGTTTCACCCATAGTTCTGTATACACCTTTCTCAACAAATGCATTGTTGACAAATGGATATGCAGGAGTTCTTCGGGTTGCTTCGTAATATTCGGTAGGAATTGCTACTTGGATTCCGATTCTTGGATAACCATAACCTTCTGCATCAGATGTATCTAATGCAAATAGTCTTCCAACTTCAGTGTTACCGTATGACGGTGCATCTTTTGTTGGAATGAATGGGACTCCATAGATAGAATCTACGTGAATACCTACTCCAGTGCCTTTGAAAGTTTGGATTCCGTTTACGTCGATTTGTACTAAGCTCTCACCGTAAGGGTTTGCAACTCTTACAGAAGGCATATACAAGCCTTGGATTTCGGAATAAACTTCGTGGGAACCTAAGAATACGTTTGGATCTTTACCTGCTGCAATACGGATCTTTCTAAGGAAAGTTCGTAATGTATCATCGGTAAGAACACCATCTGTTCCTATTGCTCCACCAGCGGATTCTACAGTACAATCAAATTCAGGCATTGCGTTGGTATCTCTATTGATATCAGCACTTGCTGCCCAAGGATTGTAGTGTTTTGAACCTGCACCACCGACAACTGTTTCTTCAGCGTTTGAAGAAATAATTCTGTCTAGTGACTCAAAGTCCAGTGTGCCTGCGAAGGCACCACCTGCTGCTGCACCAACCTCTGAATCTTTTAGCAATGCTCTATTGAGGAATTCTTTATGCTGTACAGCCATAAATAGTCTAAGACTACCTAAGCCTCCCCAAATATCATCTTTAGAGTGTGTTGCAAGCCATTCCATTACTTCAGATGCACTGAATGGCAACTGAGCTGTTTTTGGTTTTACATCAATCTCTTTAAGTTGAGGTTTGGTTGTTTCAGCAATTAATCCACCTTCTGCAGTTCCACCTAATACTGTATTAGAGTTTGTGGTATTAAGGACAGCTTTGTCAGTAATAACCCTCCAACCAGATTTGTCCCAAGGGACTTTTGGTAGAATACCGAAAGCGTTTGCCTCTAAGTTAAGTTGAGCCCATGCATAAGCACCAAATACGGCATTAAAAGTGCCTGCAGTTGATGTTGTGATTGGAGCGTCAGCTTTTCTGATGAGGTTTCTATTATATCCATAATAGAGTGCTTCAAGTTCGTCGATTGTTTGGATTTTAGGCATTTTAATAATACCCTCCGTTTTGTTGTGTCGTTTCTGGGCTTCCATAATCGCCTGCTAAGATTCTTTTTGCAACATGGGATAGACCTTCATAACCTTGACTTCTTGCGTCTTTCAAAACCATATTCAATTCTACGTCAGCAGATTTGTTTATGTTTTCAACAGAAGCACTTGGTCTTGGTGTTTCAGTGGTGAAATTGAAATTAGCTTTTTGTTGCATAGCTAATCCTGAATCATCACTTTCAGGTTTATCTTGACCAGATTTATCGTCATCTAATCCTGCTTGCACAGAATTGGATTGTAATGTATCTGGTACAGTTACATCAGCACCAATGTCCTCAGAATCTGATTCTTTTGGTTTGATATTTAACTGTGTTTTTGGTTCTTCAAAGAGAGCTTTTTCAACTCGTTCTTCGAGATTTGCTTGAGAATCTGACAGAGCTTTTACGTGCTCAGTTAGAGTAGACAAAGTTTCAATTAAAGCTTCGTCAAAAGATTTTTCTTTTGATTCATATTCTTCTTCTTCTTCTTCGTCTTTCTCGTCTTCATGATCTTCTTTTCTAAGTTCTTCTAAAGTCATGTATATTGAATTACATATAACAGGGTTTATAAAGATTGTGGGAACATTTATATTGTTATTCTTTTAGTCTATCGCCTATAGTTTGTCTAGTATCTGCTCTATAAGCATTTCTTCTATCACGTGCTAGTCTTCTATTCATACGTTTTCTTGCAGGAACTGCATCTGCTTCTGCCTGTGTTTTCCAAGCTTTTCCATTATGATCAATATATCTGGTATTTTCATCGGCAACAGGTGCTTCATTTTTAGATCCATCAGGTAAATCACTACCAAATGCTCCTACACCTCTGTTTGCTCTTATCTTTTTTACAACTTTAGGTTCTTGTGTTGTTCTTTTTGATTGTACCCTATCATCTTCAGGTCTTGGTTGTACTAATGTTACTTGAGTACTGTCGCCTGAGCCTTGAGTATGTCCATGATCTGATCCTAGACCTCTTGAGCCTAAACCACCTGAAATTTGTAGTTTTTTAAGTTCATATAATGCTTTTTCTAATGCCATTGTTCTTTTTGGTGTCTTGGTTTCTTTAACACGTTTTTGTTGTTTTGAATCCCATACTTCTTCACCTACTGTTGGATATTTCATTTCTACGTTACCTCTTGTTTTTCTATATGTCATAGCTTTTTTTTTATTGAGTTCATCTAATGACATTTTAAGTTGTCTTGCAGCAGTATCTCCACCTCTACTGTAACGTATCTTTGGAGTTGGTGGATCATTATTATCATCTCTATCATCACGATCTCTTGGAGGTTTAGGACTAGATCTACCATCTATTTCAACTGATGAATCTGAGTAAAAATTAGGATCTTTATCATGTTTTGGTAGTGATCTTGGTTTTTTACCCTCTGAATCTTTGTTTTCATAATTACTTCCATCTTCAAAACCATCTTCAAACCTCATATTACTATATGCATCTCGAACTACTTTATCTTGCTTTCTTGTTTTTCTACTTCTATACACTGGAAGTGTATCTCCTTCATTTCTCATTCCTCTTGCTTTTAAACCACAGTTTTTACATGCTTTTACTCTTACTTTGTTTAATTTTAATAAAGCATGAACCTTGTTTACCTCTCTAATTGCCTTTGATTTATGTCTATTCATTAACCAATCCCATTCAGGTCTTTCTTCTTCAACCTCTTGTGGTGCTGCTACTTCTTCGTCTTCCTCATCATCTGCCTTCTTTTTAGCATTTTGTCCAGATGTTAATCTTGTAGCAAGTGATCTATGTCCACCTCCACCTTTCTTACCTTTAATATTTTCAGTCTCTTCTTCAATAATTTTATCTAAATCTACATCATCTGCTTTGTTATTCAATCTTTGTGCGTTAGGTGCATCTTGATTAAATGCTCCTTCTGTTGTTCCACCTGAACCAGTATTACTAATATCTGCTGCTTTAGGTTTTCTTGGATCTTTAAAACCATGACCACAATTAGGACAGGCTCCACCCATAGATGTCATATCACCCATATCCCTTCCATTATCTGCAACACCAAGTTTTTTATGTTTTCCACAGTTAGGACAATAATCTCCTTTTGCTTTTTCTAATCCCTTACTTCTACATTTATCACATTGACATTTATTATTATGTATTGGGTTATTTGCACCACCAGTTTGTGTTGTTAAAGTTCCACCGTTAGTCATATTTGCTCCACCAATACCTGCACCACCTGAGCCTGAACTTGCTTCGACCTTGTGTACAAATGAACCAACAATCTTTTCTGCTGATTCTCTTGACTTACCTTCTGCCATCAATGCTTGTACTTTTTGTTCAAATGTTTGTGATTCGTTTAGATCTGCTTGTTGAATTTGAGTTGGAAGTTCTTGTGATAGTGATCCTTTTATTGGAAGTTTCTTTTCAGGTATTTCTCTTTTTGTATCATTGATTTCTGTACCATTATTTCTATCTTCAGTATCAACTCTATATCCTGCTTTATTAATAATTTCAATAGCTTTTTCTAGATCTGGTGTATAACCTGATGTTTCAGTTTCTCTCATATCACTTTCAGGTTGTGTTGGGCGTTTCTCTTCCTTATTACCTAATGTTGCGTCCAACATCTCTTTTTTCTCCATAAATTTATTATAATATTGATTATCAGAATCTTCTTTATCATCTTCCTGTATTTCTTTCCATAATTTTAATTGTCTAGCAGTTAAACCTGTTGGTTCAGTTTTATCAATGGCTCTACCACGTTGTTTTCCTGCCTCAACTTCATTATAATTTTCTGGTTTGTCACCTTCCATAACAGTTAAGAGATCTCCTCCTCCAGTTTTATTGACATAACAACCCATCTTGTCACATTGAATTACCATCTTACCATCATCTCTAACAGATGAGTTAAAATTTGCTTTAGCAATCTGATTAAAATCAGTAATGATAGCCATTGGTACTGCAGGATCTGCACATACAGCAACTTCATAATGTTCAAGATCACTTAATGCATAAGCAGTACTTCCGTCTTTCATTTTAATTGGGGATCTTGCTGATCTCGTTGCACCACCAAATGACAATCCCTTGTATTCATTATTTTTAATTTTATTCCAAATAACATTATCTAATTCATAATTCTTGAAAATTTTACCAGTTATTTTAATTGCAGGTAACTCATGACCCTCACCATTTTTTACAGTTGTTCTAGAATAATTGATACCTTTGCCTACAATTCTGTTAGAGTGAGTATCACTGATTGGTGCTCCTCTGTCTATCCATACAGG